ATGAAAAAGGAATTAAACCAAATGAGAAGAAATTAAGAGAAAGAAATAATAGAAACTTAGAAGAATATTCAGCTAAGATTGAAGCAAATGATATGGACTTTATTGATATGGACAAAGGTGTAGTTCCGGATTCTCCAAAAAATAGAGTTATAGTAATTCAGCATGCTATTAGTGGCATGGCAAATCGTTTTAAACAATTAGCAGATAAAGCAATGATTGGTGATAAAGATACATTAGCATTAATTACGGTATTGGATAATTTTAGTAAAAGAGACCCTAATAAAAATCCAAAAGAATGGTTACAAGATTTTGAACATGTGTTATCAAAGGTTGCAAATCATGAAGGTGAACCATCTTTAAGAGAAGGATGGGCAAACTATGCTGAAATATTTGTAGCAATTAAAGAAATGCAAGATAATGGTAAAGGAACCGAGCATGGTAAATGTGCATTGTTACCACAATCACAAACATTAGAGACAGTAGATGTTATAACAGTTAGTGATGGTATGGGTGAAAATAGAATTGTAACATTAGATGGTAGAAGTGTTAAGAAGGGTGTAGGGGGTGCAAGTGCATTGACTTCAAAAACAAGAAAATCTACATATAAAAATGACCCAAAAGGATTGATTAAAAAGGGTGTAATAGCATTATCAGAATCACATAATGTACCATATGGATTAACTATGGATAAACCATCCGCAGACCATAAAAAATTAAACGATGCGTATCAATCTGAAATTAAAAAGAAAGCATTGGCATTAAATGTAAATCCTGCATTTATTAAACAAATGGAATCAGAAATGAAACCAGGTGGTAGAGCAGCTAAAAAAATAGCATCTGCATTGGGTGGTATTGTATTAGAAAGAACTAGAGCCGGATTACCAATTGATAAAGATACATTGGCTAAAATTAAAATGCGTTTAGAATCATATTATATCTATACTAACTTAGCACATGAAGCATATAATCAAAATGTAGATGTACAAGATTTTGCAAACGATTCGGTTTTATCACAAAAAGAAGATAGAGGTGGTGGAAAATTAGTAAAAGCGGGTGAGATTGCAATTGATAGTTCAAATGGTATTGATATATTAGCTTATCCACAACCTGAATTTAATATTGGATTTACATTAGATGGTAAAAGTAAAAACCCCGGGGCAGGTAGATTTCATAATGCACCTAAAAGACAATAATGAAGACACAATTACTTTGTACATTTAGTACAAAAACAGATGTAGAGAATCACTTAGAATTAATTAAAAGCAATTATACATTAGCTTATAACTACATCTATGTTCTTCAAAACAAAAACATTCCAAATGAATTGTTTGTAACTTACAATGTAGTTGTAGAAAATACACAACCAAACTTAGAAATGAAAACTATTTTGGTTCATAGAAAGAAACAAAGTAATACATTATATACAATCAATGCATTGAACAATGTTATTATGGAAGCTACCGGTGGACAATTGGATAATAAGTTTGAAGTAGATTGGGAAAAATTTAGAAATTGTATATTGGTTACAAATACCGAAGGTGTTAAAAAAATATACACTAGAGTATTTGATGTGATAGATTTGACAAAATAAATAAGTTATGATATATTGGTTTACAGGACAGCCTGGTAGTGGAAAAACTACTATGGCACATTGGATGGAAACACATTTAATACACAAAGTTGTCACTATTGATGGTGATGATATTAGAGATGTATTCCAAAATAAAGATTATTCAGAAACAGGTAGGAGAAAGAATATAGAAAATGCACAAACATTGGCTAAGTTCTTACAACACAAAGGCTACAACGTAGTGGTATCATTGGTTTCACCCTACAAAGACCAAAGAGATAAATTCAAATTGGAAATGAGTGAAAACCTAAAAGAAATCTATGTTCATACTACAAACGAAAGAGGTAGAGAAGGTTTCCACGTTTCTAATTACGAAGCACCTACTGAAAATTTTATAGATTTAGATACTACGGATATGCGAGAAATAGATACTTTCAAAAAACTCCGTAAAGATTTGGGAATTTAGAATATTAGTTGTATATTAGTGGTATGAAAACATACGCATTATATATAGGCCGATGGCAGAATTGGCATAAAGGACACGAGTGGTTAATCAACCAACAATTACAAAACAACAAAAATGTGTGGGTAGCAATTAGAGATGTTCAACAAGATGATAACAATCCTAAAACCGCACAACAAATTTTAAAAGAGTTATCAAACGAACCATTCTTCACAAATAATTCAGATAAGATTTTACTTAGTATTATCCCTGATATTGAATCAGTAAACTATGGTAGAGGTGTGGGTTATGATGTAATCTATCACGAGCCACCAACTGATGTAGCTGCAATAAGTGGAACTGCAATTAGAAGTGGAAATATGACACCTGATGGAACTATTACTTACGATGAAACTAAAGGCTAATGATAGTAGAAAGAAAGAGACACATAGTTAAAACCATTTCATATCGTATTTTAAGTACCGTAATTGGATTCTTATTAATGTGGTTGATAAGTGGTTCAATAAAAGTAGGTGCCGCCTTTGGGGTAGCCGAATTGATATATAAACCTATTCAGTATTATATACATGAAAGAATATGGTACAAATGGATTAAGTACGGATTAAAAAAATAAGTTATATGCCAGCAAAACCAAAAATAAGAAAAGAAGAATTTACAGATAATTTACCGAATTTCAAATACACACCACCGGCTCCACAAAAAGAAGCAGTAAACGGACCGGCATATTATGGTGGTATCGATAACCCATATGAGGTAATAAAGGTATGTGAAGCATGGGGTTTAGACAAAGATGCATACCTATTCAACGTAGCAAAATACATAGCAAGGGCCGGAAAGAAGGACCCAGCAAAGGAACTAGAGGATTTGAAGAAAGCATCATTTTACTTAGAAAGAAGGATAAAATTACTCTCTAAATAATTTGGTGGTCTCAAAAAATTATCGTATCTTTATTGTATAGGAATTAAGAAAATCGATATTTATTGATGAGATTAATGACGATAATCTTAAAACTTAAAAACAAATTTTTAAACATTAAAAACAAAACAGCATGAACATTAATGCAATCAAGCAACGTCTTAATTCGTTGCAAAACACTTCGAAGAAAACGGACTCATTGTGGAAAACCAAACCTGGAAAGTACCAAGTTCGTATCGTACCTTACAAATTCAATCAAGAGAATCCTTTTATTGAATTGTTATTTCACTACAACATTAACAACAAAACTTATTTGAGTCCAGCTTCTTTTGGAAGACCTGACCCGATTTTAGAGTTCGCAGAAAAACTTAAGAAATTAGGTGATACTGAGAATTGGAAAGCTGGTAAGAAAATGGAGCCAAAATTAAGAACTTTCGCACCTGTAGTCATTAGAGGACAGGAAAATGAAGGTGTTAAATTTTGGGGATTTGGTAAGACTGTGTATCAAGAAATTTTAGCTATCGTAGCTGATCCTGATTACGGTGATATTACGGATGAATCAAATGGTAGAGATATTGTTATTGAAATCGTAGAAGAAGCAGGTAAAACATATCCTGAAACCCGAATCAGAGTAAAACCAAATGTATCTCCATTACATGAGAACGCTGCAACTGCGGCAAAATTGTTAGATGAACAAACTAACATTACAGATATCTATTCAGAATTATCTTATGCAGAATTAAAGACTGTATTAGAGAATTGGTTAAACCCAACGGCAACAATTGAAGAAGAAAATCCAACTCCTTCCGTTACTCAACAAACATTAGCTCCTCAACCAAAGAAAGTTGAAGAACAATTAGTAACTAAAGATGCAGCACCTGAAATTGGTGGAGCAGGATTGGTTAATGATTTACCGTGGGATGATGAGACAACTGCGCCAGCACCTAAAGTAGATGTGGCAGCGGCATTTGATGACTTATTTAATTCATAATTTTTATGGCAAAAGTAGACTTAGCAAATCAAATTGCTGATAGTCTTAACAAAAAGTGGAAAGACCAAAAGGTAGCTTTCTTCTTGGATGATGATTCCGATGGGGCCCCAACCAATGTACCAGGTTGGGTTTCCACTGGAACCGCAATGTTAGACGTAGCAATTTCGAACAGACCTTATGGGGGATTACCCGTAGGAAGAATTACCGAAATCACCGGTTTAGAACAAAGTGGTAAATCACTTTTATCAGCACACGTCTTAGCTGAAACACAAAGACAAGGTGGTGTAGCAGTATTGATTGATACTGAAACGGCGGTAAGTAGAGAGTTCTTTGATGCAATTGGAGTAGATGTTTCTAAACTATTATACGTTTCAGTAGACACAGTTGAGGATATTTTTGAAACAATTGATACAATCATTGAACAAGTTCGTAAGGGTGATAAAGATAGACTGGTTACAATTGTAGTGGATTCGGTAGCAGCAGCATCAACTAAAAAGGAGATGGATGCAGATTATGATAAGGATGGTTATGCAACGGATAAAGCGATTATCATTTCTAAAGCTATGAGAAAGATTACAAACGTAATTGGTAGACAACGAATATCAGTTGTATTCACTAATCAGTTACGACAAAAATTAGGTGTGATGTTTGGTGACCCTTGGACTACATCAGGTGGTAAAGCATTAGCATTCCACGCTTCGGTTCGTATTCGTTTAAAGAATATGGGACAGATTAAAGCAGGTGAAAGAATTGTGGGTATCAAAGTAAGAGCACAGGTTATTAAGAATAGATTAGGACCACCATTACGTTCAGCAGATTTTGATATTTTCTTTGATAGAGGTATTGATAATTTCGGTGGATGGTTAAAGGTAATGAAAGATAATAAATTGGTTAAGCAAGGTGGTGCATGGTATGAATACACCGATACTGATACTGGTGAAGTTATCAAATTCCAATCTAAAGATTTCATTAAAATGATGGGAGTGCAAGATGAACTTAGAGACCAAATTTATAGAAAGATTTGTGAATCAACAATCTTACAATATAAAAAAGAAGGAATCGACCCGGATGAAATCACATATGATAACGGAGGGCAAGAGCCTGAACCGGATATCGAAACCGAATAAGGTTACAACAAATAAAGGTTTATGAACGAAACATACAAAAGGTTACTAAACGAAGTAGATACAGACCATCAGCAATTAGGAAAAGAAAAAGTATTAATTGTAGATGGTCTTAATACTTTCATAAGAAGTTGGACAGTAAATCCAACAATGGATGACAATGGAGACCACATTGGTGGCATAGTAGGTACAATGAAAGGTATCGGATATGCAATCAGAGAATATAATGCAACTCGTTGTATAATTGTATTCGATGGCAAGGGTGGTTCAAAGAGTAGAAAGGATTTATATAGTGGTTACAAAGAGAATAGAGGTAACAATCGATTTAGAGTGAATAGAGCCTACGCAGATTTGATGAACAAAGAAGAAGAAGGTGTATCTATGAAACGACAAATGATTGGTTTAATCGAACTGCTAGAGTACCTACCGGTGGAAATAATGTTATACGATAATATCGAAGCAGATGATGTTATGGGCTATATCGCATCACAACTTTTAAAAGAGGAAGAATCGGCAGTTATTATGAGTGCCGATAAAGATTTCCTACAATTAGTAAATGAAAGAGTTAAAGTTTATTCGCCAACTAAGAAAAAGTTATACGATACAACCCTTGTTATATCAGAGTATGGTGTTCACCCTACAAACTTTATGGTTTATCGTACTCTTGATGGTGATAAGTCCGATAACATTGATGGCATACCTGGTTGTGGGCTCAAAACTATTATTAAGAGATTTCCGGAGGTGGTTGAGGAAGTTGAAATTACAATAGATGATATGTTTAACTTATGTGAACAACGTAAGACTGAAAATAAATTCTATGATAAGATTTTAGATGGAAAAAAGATAATTGAAAGGAACTATAAGTTGATGCAATTATCTGATCCCGAAATACCAACCAATAAAAAGCTAACAATTAACGATAAATATTTGGATAATTCAGCAAAATTGGATAAATTAGGATTCATAAAGAAAGCGATGGGAATGAAAGTTATTAATTCTTTTGGAGATGTTAATAGCTGGATTCAAACTACTTTCGCAAAATTACATAAATAACAATTAAAAACAAACATGGAGGAAACAACCTATGAAGTGTCTTAAAAGCAACAAAACCGGCAACATTATTAGAGTATCTGACAAAGATGCTTACGCAGCAACTAGTGAATGGAAATTTATTCCTAAGAGTGAATGGAAAGCTCAATTTACAAAAACAAAAGTAGTAGAAGTTAAAGAAGTAATAGAAGGGGAAGAACCTACTATCGCAGAAAAACAATTAAGTAAAAAGAATAAAAAATAATAATGAACGCAGTAGATACATTAGAAAAATTTGGTGAATCATACCAATCTAAAGTGATAGCTGCATTATTATCCGATTTACCTTTTCTTAATCAAGTTTCTGAAATTACAAACAAAGATTATTTTGAGAGTGAACAAGATAAGTGGATTGTAGAATCGATATTAGATTATCAAAGTAAACAATTCGC